GGGCTGGCCGTAGGGGCAGTCCCAGCGAATACGGCGTACAGCCGGATAAGGTATCAGCGGCGTCTCGTCCATGGAGTAGATGAAGCCGCTTGAGCCCGTGAGGGTGCGCAGCACCTGATCAGCCTCTGGCGCTGGCTTCACGACCCGCCGCGTCTGCGTCTTGCTGCCATCCAGCAGTGCTCGCACCATCGGCGCGCTGAAAAGAATCGGACGCTCAGCCATGATTGCCTCCTTGTGCGCACGCTGGGCGGCGCCGTGCTCTTCAGAAAACTGAAGTTGGCCCTCCAGGTTAGCAATTCGCCGTTCACGCACAAGCGCAACTGCTTTCAGTGCCGCGATTTCCGCCGAGAACTCAGCTGCGCACTCCAACCTTGCGCGCCGGTCAACAGCAAAGTGGCTGTCGTAGTCGTCGTTCTTGCGGTTGGCTTCGTGGTATTGCGCAACGAATTCGTCAATACTCTGGCGCCTTTTGGCCATAGGGCAAGAACAGTCCAGGTAATCGCTGCCGAGACGCTTGCCGGTATCGTTGCAGATTTCGCACTTAGCCATGGATGGATTCCTTCGCCGCCTTGCGCTGCTCTTTGACCCACTTCACGCGCGCGCGGTGGATCGTTGATTCCGCGACGCCATGCCGGCGGGCCAAATCAAGTGCGGCCGGCTTCTGGCGCCTTGGTGCGGCCATCCATTCGGCCTTAGCCGCCTCGACTTCTGGTTTTGGCTGATGAGCCATGTTCTCTCCAAGTAAAAGCCGCTCGTAAGCGGCCTTGGGGTTAATCTGAGCCGTAGCCGGAGCCGTAGCCGGAGCCGTAGCCGGAGCCGTAGCCGGAGCCGTCGCCGTAGCCGGAGCCGGAGCCGTCGCCGTCGCCGTAGCCGGAGCCGGAGCCGTCGCCGTCGCCGTAGCCGGAGCCGGAGCCGGAGCGCCAGGTCTTGTTAGTAGCCATTGATGTTCTCGCGCACGCCGTCCGCGGTTGGGATCAGTTCGCAAACGCCAGTCAGATAGATTTCAGGGTTGACCACATCGAGCTTGCTACCGCCAGCTTTCAGGCCAGTCTGAGCCACACCCGACAGCGCAACACCGTCTTTTGCTTTCCACGACCACAGCCGGCGTGAATTTTTCAGAATGACGTTTTCGCCGTCAACGCTGACCACTTCACCTGCATGCACGCCAGCGGAATAGCAGCGAGCGATAACGTGGCGGCCTACGAACGGATGGGAATTGCTCATGTGAATCTCCTTGTTTTGCATGGGAAGCACTTGTGCGCGTCGTCCATGTAGTGACTATAAGCTAGCGCAAGCTTTAATGCAAGCACTTGCGCAAGTATTTGCAATAAAAAAGCCGCCCATCGGACGGCCTTCGATCAAGCGAACAAATCAGTCTGCCGCTTGTCTACTTTCACTAGCACATAGACCCATCCATCCTCGCAGTTAGGCAGCTTGCGAAGCTTAGCCTCTTCCGCTGCTTTGTGGCATACCTCGCTGCGCTCCTTGCGGAATACACACCCTTCGCATGGGTCTTCATCCTCATCAAGCATAGAGACAGGACGACGACTGGCTGCAAAGAGTGTGCGGGCTGGGTCAAGTGGCATGTCATTTAATGTCGAGTCGCGTTCCCTGTGCCAGCATTGCGCCTGGTACTTCATGCCCTTCCTTGATGGATTCCGCGATGGCTTTCTTATCTGCCGATGGTGGAGGCGGGTCAGGTTGGCGCATGAAGCTTGCCGGGATCAGTGAGGGCTCAAAGATTTCGACGCCGGCCGGATTCTTTTTGATGATAAGCGCAAAGTGCGGACACTCGATCTTCTGTATGCCTGCAATTTCCATACAGGTCTTCGTGTACTCGCGAAGATTGGCGGCACGCTTCTCAATGGTCTTGCGACGGTCGGCCATTTCTCGCTCGGCGTTCTTAATTGCGTCCGCGGTCGCTTCCAGGTTCTTGATGGCATAGGCCACATTCTGCGCTTTCAGTTCCAGCGGGTAGGCTTCTGCTTCCAATGTATCGGCAATCGCCTGCTCGTCGGTCTGTACGTCCATCAGGTGGTCAACGACAGCACGATATTCGTGGGCAATGCTGTAAAGGCTCATGGTCATGATTGGCTCCGGGTCAGAATGGAATATCGTCATCAAACTGGATATCAGCTGGTGGCGCGCTGTTGGAGCCTCCGCGTGCGGCTGTCTTCTTCTTGAGTGGTTTGTCGGCCAACATGTTGATGACCTTTCCAAGCTGTTCCGGCTGTGTCTTGCGCTTCAAGATTTCGCTGGCCATCAGTTCAGTATCAGCTTGGAACACAGCGAATGGGGCCATACGCCAGCCATATTCGCCAGTCTCAAAGCCATCCTTCATCTTCGCGTATTCTTCGCTGCGTAGCAGTAGGCCAATTTTTTTGTTCATGAGTTCAGGGAAGCATGGTGCCGGCATAACGGCTTCCTGGCCGTCGTGCCACTTCTTGACCTCGATTTGCGTTACGCTCAGCTGGCGCGCACCCAAGCAGGCCATCATGGCATTCACCATGTTCAGACCCATAAGCGGTTCGCCGCCTTCCTTCTGCGTCCAGATATCAAAGCGCGTTTCGCGGCCATCTTCGGCGCGGAAGGTGAGGCCGATGCCATCGGTGCGGGCTTTGCTGCTTATCAGCTTTTCAGCGCGCAGAAAAGTACCAACATACTTACCTGTCTCGTTGATATAAGCACCGATGGTGTCGGCTTTGCTTGCCAGTTCTGGATTGAGTTTGTACATGGTTATTCCTTGGTTGGAGTGGTGATGCCGTAGTAGTCGCAGATAGCCGTATCGACTGCTGCGAGGTCGTTCTCGATGTGTTCATCTGCGAACATGCCGAGAGGGGATTTTGTAGTGTCACTGCCGCTGTTCTGAGTGGAGAAGATGTACTGATCGTTGATGCGAAGGGTGCGCAGTACGATCGTTACCAAGCCTTCCAGCACGATCTTTTCATCCAGCAGCTTACCGATAGTCTTGATCTTGGTTTTGCCGTTGTCATCGGTGGCCGTGTGGCTCAGAATGTAGACACGCTTCCAATCTGGGAGGTTAGACGCCAGGGTGAAGACGTCCCATGCACTGCGGGCGATTTCGTTGTACTTGGCAAAGGCGCCGTTACCTGTTTCCTGATCCGTGACGCGGCGCATGAATTCGTTCGCCATCACGTATTGGAAGTCATCGATCACGATGATCGGCTTGGCGGTCTTCTGCATGGCCTTCACGATGAACTTGCTGTTGTCCGTGGCAAACACACTGCCACCTTCGGACGTAGCCGGCTTCCAGTTGGTGGATTTAAACGGGAGTGGCTTTTTTACAGCCTGGATCAGGAGGGTTTGCGCAGGGTCAAGATTGCGCAGGGAGGTGGACTTGCCCGTACCGGACTCGCCCATAATGAGGGTCGCTATGCTCATGGTTTTCCTTGGTTGTGACAATGGTTTGCTTGGTTTTGACTGCTAGTTTAGAACGGGATCACGCCTGCTTCAATGTCTTTTTTCTGCTGCTCCTCCTGCTCCTTGGTGAGTGTCGGGTGCCAGATATTCTTTGGCATCGGGTAAAGTTTTTCAGCGAACGCCTCACGCTTCGGCGGCTGTTCTTGCTGCTCAGTGTTCATGGGTTTCATCCTTAAAAGTGGAAGCCTGCGCGGCTGGTTGAGCGCTGTTTTTGCGTAAGGGTTTGCAGTCGAAAGACGAAAAACCCTATACAGATAATGCTATTTGAGAACTAAATTCCGCCACAACCATAAGAATTCCTGATGGAACTACTTTTCTGTATTTGACGAAAATCAATAAAATGGCAGGTGGCAACAAACTACAAATTCACATATAACGAATCGCAAAAACATTACGAAACTATCTAATGTAGTTGCTGGCACTTACGCGGCCAGCTTACGCCCGGCTCTGTGGAGCCTACCGGGTTACAGCAAAGTTACGACATAGCCGGCCACCATCGCAGCAGCCACAATGCAGATGCAGGCGGCAGCGCTCGGTGTACGGCGGGCGGTTGGAATGCGGCGGGTCATGCTGCTTCCTTTGATTCGATAGCAGCACAAATGCGGCGCAGTTCTTTTTCTTGAGCGGCCCAGGCAGCGGCCCAGGCAGCGTCCCTGGCAGCGGCCCTGGCAGCGGCCCAGGCAGCGGCCCAGGCAGCGTCCCCGGCAGCGGCCCAGGCAGCGTCCCTGGCAGCGGCCCCGGCAGCGGCCCCGGCAGCGGCCCTGGCAGCGGCCCAGGCAGCGGCCCCGGCAGCGGCCCCGGCAGCGGCCCTGGCAGCGGCCCAGGCAGCGTCCCTGGCAGCGGCCCCGGCAGCGGCCCAGGCAGCGTCCCTGGCAGCGGCCCCGGCAGCGGCCAACTCGGCATCAGTTGCTTCCCCATTTGCGTGACGCTCAGCCACAACAAGTGCTTGCTTGCTACGCTCATCTGTCATCAGATGTTCAACCTGGCGGGCACACCATACGGCGTAAAGCCTGATTTCGCGGTCGTAGCCCTTCACGGTACGCAGGCACCACAGCGCATCATCCAGGCCGTTGTTATCGATGATTTGCACAATGCTCACTGGCTCATCGTCAGCCTCAGTTTTATTCAGGGCGCGCAGCAACTTCTTCCAGCCTTCTTGACATGGGCTATGTTCGCGGATTTGATTCAGGGTAGTTTTCACTTCTTCTCCTTGTGTTGGACTGTGGTTTAGTTCTTCGCCTGGCGCTTCAAATAAGCCGCGACAGCCTCACGGATGCGGCGCTGCTTCCATTCGTATTCGGCCAGTTCGGCGGCCTGTTGGTCGGTCATGTGATTCTCCTTTAAGCCGCGTCGTGCGCGGCGTGTGGTGGTGCTTGGCGTGGTTTGTTTATTTAAACCACTTCAGCATCTTGATAATCGGCTGGGCCTGCTTCTGTACGTCGCAGACAACAATTTCGCCGTCCGTCTTGCACACGATGAATTCGACTTCTGCGGCCTGGTCTTTTGTCTTCAGAAGTTCAATCAATTCAGCAATGGTTTTCATACGTTCATTTTCATTCGTGGATAAATACGCTGGTGATCTTCAGCGCGATGCGATTGCGGTGCGACACTTCAGTAGTAAATCCCAGGTCGGCGTCGTTTCCTTCCAGTCGCTGCAGCATTTCTTCGCATTGCTCGCGCGTTTCAGCGCCAGCGCCAAACACAAGGTTCTCGGTCCCGCGCACCAGTTCTTCCAGGTCCACAACGCTGTAAATCACAGTACGTTTTGGATTGAATGGCTTCGTGCAGACGATATAGCGCTCGCCTGCGGCCTGAATTTCGTACTTCTGCTTTTCTTCCGCGAATCGCACATGGTCGCCTGGCTTTGCTGTTGCCAGCCTGGCGACAAGGTTCGTGTGAGGGTCAAATACGACCAGTGTTTTCATAATTCCCTTTCATCCCCGCCGCGCCAATCGCTGCGTCCATGTGAAGAATCATGCCACTGTAAAACAGTAAGCGCAAGAAGTTTCGTAACTTTTTTGTGATACTAAATAACTTGACATGGTTATCTGTCCGGCGCACAATCCAATTACGTAATTCAACAACAGGAGAAAGTTATGGCAAAAGAGGTAGATATCCGTGCAGTAGTGCGCAAGCACATTGAGAAGAATTACGGCACGATCGCAGAAGCGGCACGGCATTGGGGGAAAGCCCCGAGCTATGTCTCGAATGTCCTGGCCGGTGCAAAGGTGATGCCGGACTTCATGGCGAATGAAGCGGGATATGAAATCGTGCAGCGTGAGGCGATGTGGGTAAGGATCAAGAAATGAACTTCCAGAAGCGCACGATCTACTTGAAGGCCGAGCAGCAGCGCGAAACCCTGCTGGCTCTGGTGCGGAACCTGCCGCTCGATAACGAGAAGCCGCTACAAGTGACCATCGAAGAATTCCGCCAGCCGCGTAAGCTGGATCAGAATGCCTTGATGTGGGCTGGCCCGCTTAGTGACATATCTGAGCAGGGCTACCTGCAAGGGAAACGGTTCAGCGCCGAGGCCTGGCACGAAATGTTCAAGATTGAATTTCTGCCGGAAGAATTCGACCCGGTGATGTGCCGTGACAAGTACAAGAAATGGGAGTACACGCCGGCCGGTGAGCGCGTCATGGTTGGCAGTACCTCGATGCTTACCGTGAAAGGCTTCGCGCTGTACCTGGAACAGGTCATGGCATTCGGAGCAAACATCGGCGTGCAGTTCCATGCAAACCCCAACGAAAGGCAATCATGACCACCCAAAAAGAAGCCATCGCCCAGCTTGACGATGCGGGCCGCGCACAGTTCCCAGTACAGATGGTTGTCGCGTGCGCTGATCCTCGAGGCGCTGAACTGCTGGCCCTGTTCAACGCAAAGGACGCCCGCGGCAAGGAGTGCTTGATTCGCATGGCGCGCTGCATGCCTTGTGGCGAGGGCTGCTGATGCTGGCCAGGAAAACGCCGCTGCGTCGCGTTGCCTTCAAGTCGAAGCCCGCAGCATTCGGCGTCGTGCGCGCTGATGTTGAGCCGAAGACCGAGGGGAAGCCAAAGCCACCGAAGACGCGCAAATGTGCCGTGAAGGAATGCCGCAAGCCATTTGTGCCTGATGCGCCATTCGTGGTCTGGTGCGGGCCAGATTGCGGGGAAAAGGTAGCCCATGTGCGCCTGGCTAAGCAGCGTGCTGCGCAATCGGCTGCTACGAAGCGCGCAAAGAAGGCTGAGAGGGCGAACGACCGCGCCAAGGGTGAATCACTCAAGACGCTGCCGGAACTGCTGGCCGAAGCGCGGACGGAGTTTAACCGGTTCATTCGCTTGCGCGACCACGACAAGCCTTGCATTTGTTGCGGCAAGTTTCCGATATCCAGTCACTTGACTGGTGGCGAATGGGATGCAGGGCATTACCGCAGTGTTGGAAGTGCTGGCCATCTTCGGTTCAATGAAGATAACGTTCACCGCCAGCGAAAGCAATGCAATCGCGATGGCGCCGGCAGGGCCGTGGATTACCGCATTGGCCTAATAGCCCGCATCGGCCTGGAGCGTGTGGGAGCGTTGGAAAACAACAATATTGTGCACAAGTGGACGAAAGACGAAGTGCGGGCTATCCGCGATACCTACCGGGCGAAAGCCACTCAACTAGCGAAGGAACAGCACCATGCTTGACGACGACGAGGATTTCTACATTGTTGACCCTGGCTACTGGCCGGCAGCGCTGCTGTACGCTTTGGCCGCGGTGGTGGTTGGACTAGCTGTTCTCACTGTAGAGGTTATGGCGTGATGCACTCCTACCACAACCGCTCATACCGCACCGAGCGCCGGCGCGCCTGGCCGATCGTACTTGGCTGGGGAGTCGCGATCATCCCATTCATTTTCCTGCTGGCGCTGGTGTTCTACGGTGAGTGGCTTATTCAACTTGCAAAGGAGCTTCAATCATGATTTTCATGTGCGGCTGCGCAACAGTTTTCGTCGGAAACCTTGTCAATGGCGAGAAGCCAACCACTTTGGGCTGTGCGATTTGCACTGCTGGTTATGGGCTGATGGGCACATCTGTCTTGATGCTGCTTTTCGGGATCATGCCTTAACGCAAAAATGACTTGCGGAATTCCATGATTCCTATGATAATTTTTATGTCGGCGCGCAATGCGTTGATGCCTAAGCACCGGTCGAAAATCTTGGAGGATTGAGGCCGGATTACTGCAACAAAGTAGGCGCGTAGGGATGGGTAGAGTAGGCCACCAAGCTCTCTCCCCGAACTTTGCGGGGTTCCTCCAAGAACCCATCCCTACGCGTCTGGAAAGGTAGTAAATGAACCCCCTGCACTTTATCGTGGTAGGACCATTTGATGGGACCTATCACATCTGTTATCGCATACCAGGAACTCCATTTTATTCTTCCTATGAGACAACGAGGACCAAGCTGTCTGCTGAGCTTCGCGTCAATCAATTGAACTCTGTGGCTGATGAGGTCGAAAAAGAAGAGGAGGGAAAGTAAATGGCTGGCGATTGGATCAAGATGCGCCTCGAGCTTCAAACGCATCCGAAAGTTGTCCGCATTTTGTCCGCAATGCGTCCGAAAGATGTCCAGACAAAAACGGACAAGTTCCGCGTAGTTGGTGGACTGCACGCTGTTTGGGGCGTTTTTGACACCCACTCGGAAGATGGCCACCTGAACGGTTACACCCCCGAAACCCTGGACCACATTATCGGTTGGGAGGGCTTCTCTCAGGCCATGATTGACGTCGGCTGGCTGTACTTCGATGAGCCGCAAGTGCTTGAATTACCGGACTTTTCTGAGCATAACGGGGCATCTGGCAAACGTCGGGCAGAGGACCAGAAACGGAAGCGCGATGGTCGGAAAAGTCCGCAAACTGTCCGCAGTAAAACAGGACAAAATGCGGACAAAATGCGGACAGAAAGTGGACTAGAGAAGAGAAGAGAAGAGAATAATAATAGCGGCGCCTCGTCGCCGTCCAAATCCTTCGATATCCGTGCCGAGCTAAAGGTCCGTGGTGTTGATGATCGGATTTCTGAAGACTGGATCAAGCACCGCAAAGCCAAGGGCGCGAGCGTAACGGAAACCGTTCTGAAAGCGCATATCGTGGAGGCTGATAAAGCTGCGTTGCCGCTTGGGAAGGCCCTGGCATATGCTTGTGTTGCTGGATGGCAGGGGTTCCGTGCAGACTGGTATTTGAAACGCGAGGGCAAGACCTGCGCCGGCGATGGCAATTCTTGCGACGATATCACCGCGGGGTGGAAATGATAGCCCCAGGCGCCGAGAAAATCATCAAGGAACGGATGCGCGGCTTTCGTCCTGCTGACACAGTGGTGATTTCGTTGGTAGGGCCATTCGCTGTGCAAAACCCTGTGGTTATGCCAGAAGTCGGAAAACAATACGACTGGCGATGGACGAAGGGGCTTGACGTTGCGTTGCTGATCTCGACAGGCATTGAGTGGAAGCCTACCGCATTCGACATCAAGCAGGCTGGCCCCGAATACCTCTGCTTGTGGGACATTCACACGCACCGAGGTGCGCAAGTGGTATGGAAGCCATACCAAACTTGCCCGGGCCCGTTCAGCGTTGAGCTGCGTGGCTGGCATTTCGGGCTGGACTACTCGGCCTTTCACGAAGAAGACAATAAGGTTTTTTGGCAATGAACATCATTCCTGACGACATCGATTTTTCACAATACATGGAAGAAACCGAAAGCCATGCAGTTCATCCTGCATCGCATTGGTTGCAAGAAACGATTGACGCATTCCACGCCCCAGAACATCACATACAGGCACCAACGCTGTTGTGGGACAAGACCCGGGGCGATATCCATTTTCGCCCGGGCGAAGTTTCTCTGTGGGCCGGCATCAATGGTCACGGCAAGAGCATGTTCCTGTCTCATGTAGTGCTCGATCTGTGCGTACAGAAAAGCCGCGTCATGGTTGCCTCGTTCGAAATGAAGCCAGTTCGTCAGATGCAGCGCATGAGCCGCCAGGCATACGCTGACAGCAAGCCCGAAGCGGATTTTCTCACCCGATTGGCGAACTGGACCGACGACAAACTGTGGATTTATGACCATGTTGGCTCTGTCGAATGGCGTAAGCTGCTGGCTGTGCTGCGCTATGCGGTCAAGAATTTTGGCATCACGCAATTCGTGATTGATAGCTTGATGAAATGCGTCAAGGGCGAGGACGATTACAACGCCCAGAAAGACTTCGTTACTGAGCTTTGCGCCTTCGCTGCTGCACATAACGTGCATGTGCATCTGGTTCACCACGTTCGCAAAGGTGAGCATGAAGGAAAGCCTCCAGGAAAGTTCGATATCAAGGGCTCCGGCTCGATCACTGACCAAGTGGACAACGTTTTCATCGTTTGGCGCAACAAGAAGGCCGAGGACGAAATCAAGGACTTGCCGCCTGGGTCGCGCTCCACCAGCCCCAACTGCATGTTCGCTTGCGAGAAACAGCGCAACGGAGAGAAGGAGGGCAAATACGGCTTCTGGTTTGAGCCTTATTCGCAGCAGTACGTTGAGCATGTGGATTCGATCCCTATGCGCTACAGCTTCAAATAACCCCGCCCAGCAAGAGCTGGCACCAACCGGAGAATGAGAAATGCACCAACCAATGACCCCAATCGAGCTGCTTGCTTCGGCTCTCTCGATTATCGCAACCGGCGCCCTGATTTGGTGGGGGCTGAGCCACCTGATCAGCGGCGCGGTTGAGCTGTACGAGCGCTGCCGTCCAATGCGCGAGAAGAACCAGGAGGGCAAATAATGCTGAACTGGTTACGTAAATTGCAGATTAACGAACTGTTGGTCCAAGTGGCCCGTGATGAGGCATATATCAAATCCTTGGCCAAGTGCGACGAAGAGGATTCGGACGTTGTCGGCCGTGTAGCAGCGAACAAGGAACGGCTGCGCCAACTTGGCTACAAGGAGCAGGACAATGGATAAGCCAAAGAAAGGTTCCGTCATCAATCCACTGATGCTGATCGCCGCCAAAAACAAGCCCGACCAGGAATCGGTGGACAAGATTCATATGGTGGTGCTGACAGCCCTGGATGCAGCCAAGCGCGGCAAGTGCCCAAATGGGCTCGCAAACACGCTCAGTGAACATTTGCTGGTTGGGGTGCTCATGTGGTCCAAAATGGGCAACAGGGCTTTGTATGATCGCGCTACAGCCGCATGGATGGCAATGGGTAAGGCTTGCCAGCGCCCGACCGAGCTTCTTGACCTGACCACGACCGAATACCAGGCCATCCGCCACGCTTTGCAGTACTACCTGCGCGCCATCCCGCAACTGGAAATCGGTAAGCTGGCATCATTGTTCATGGAAGCGCAGCGCAAACTTGCCGCATAGGACGCGACATGCAAAAAACAGCACCAGCACCAAAGAAACGCGGCGCCAAGCCCGGCATCAAGCGCCCTGTCTACACCGAAGCCGAAGCCCGCAAGGTCAAGACCGTGCCGGCGCAGAATATCGGCATGCGGCGCGACCCGCTTGTGGCGGCCATCTTTGGGTGGCCCTTGCACACCTGAGCTATACCGCCTACACTAAGCCCTGACACTCTCTTCTCCAAGGACTACCGGGCTTTGTCCTCCGGGATGGACTTCAGCCCGCTACCACAGCGGGCTTTTTCTTTGGTACACTTCGGTTGTCCGTGGAAAGACACCTATGTGTGGGTAGGGCTAAGAATGTTGGGGTAGCAATCCCAAGCCAAAACGAAAGCCGTGGTACTGCAAGCCACCACCCTGGGGCAGAGACAGGGGCTACACGCATGCTGATTATCTGCCCAACTCGGGGCAAGCGATTCTCTGGCTTGAGGTGGGGACGCCGTTCGAATCGGCGTCCCGGTCGCGCGAGGACGATAGTCAGCAGTCGTGTAGCCAGCACCGCGAAGGCTTAGCCCCTTCGCACAACAAGCACTCTCATGCCTGACGAACCAAAAAATCTGCACGCAGCTATATGCGAGGGTGTTGGCTACAAACCTCTGAGTACCAGTAAAACGCCGTGAGGCGCCGCATTGCAGCTGGAGTAGCCCCGGCCCGGCCCCGCGGCATACCATCGAGCTATTCTGTGCTCTCGACAACGAGAGAATGCGCGCCTTACGCAAGTACTCCAGCCGCAATATCGATTCAAAGCCTGCGCGTAAAAACGTTGCGGAAAACATACAAACTCCCGTTATACTGTTGGTCACAGGGAGGCATTCATGAACGTGCAATTCACTGGGTCGTTGTCTAGCTCGACTCCATTTCCAATTACGATCGACTGGGTTCCTTGCCCATGTACCATTACGCTAAAAAGCGCAGCGGCCGGCCGTAAGATCGAGTTATCAACGGATTTTGGCGTTGAGTATTTCACGCCACCTCCGGACTCATCCAGCAGCACTACGATGCAAATCGTCACCGTCAACTCTCCTGTCACTCACGTTCGCATGACTGGCCAGGCAAATGACCAATGGTTCATCAACGCATTGGGGATCTCATGAGTTGGCCAGATATCTACGCACCTGACTTTCCTATTCGGGTGGCACTGGGCAAGGTGCCGGGCTGGTCGCGCGTGACAGCACTGGGCCACCTGCCGGCGGTGAATAGCAACACTGTGCCAGAGGACATTTGGACCCTAGGAGGAAACTACCCCTGGTTGAGCGCAGCCACCTTGGTCAAGATCCGGTCAACCAGCATCGACGATGCGCCAGGCGGGGCCGGCTGCCAGAGTGCACGGGTCAACGCACTGGAGGATGGCACATACCTGGAAAAGCCGGTGACCGTGACCCTGAACGGCACCAGCGACGTGCTTCTGGCCGCGCCCATCGGTGCCTGCAATGGTTTGTTGGGGATGCTGCCAGGGGTTGCCAATGCGTTTTGCACCAATGTCGGCGACATCACGCTGCGCCGTCAAGACAATGACGCGGTGCTGGCGGTGATCCCAGCAGGCAAGGGCATCAGTCAGCAATCGCAGTTCACGGTGCCGGCAGGGAAAACCCTGGTGATCATGGGGCTGGAGGCGGCATTGACCGCCCTGTCGGGATTGACCGACCGGGTGGTGGACGTAGACACCTTTTTCCAGGCCCCAGGGCAAATCTACCGCTTGCCGCGCCGCATCCAGGCCACCGACCGCGGGCCGACCAACCTGGAGCCGCGAACCGGCATTGTCGTGCCAGAGAAGAATCGCTTCCAGTTACGCTGCACCGCAGTCAGTTCGTCGCAAGATACATCGGTCAATGGGGCCTTTGAGGCATTCCTCGTAACCAACTGACCGTAGCCTTGCCGCCCTTCATGTGGCATCATTGCGACAACAGTCACATAGAGGGCAAGCATCATGGGCGACACAGGGAAAGCGCGGAAAACGCGTAACAAAAGTACTCAGGAGCAAGAGGAACCGAAGGGGCAGCGCAAATTAGACGAATTGGGCGTTGAGTGGCTGTGCGATGAGATCCTTAGCCAGAAATCCATGCGCCAAATCTCCGATGAAATTGGCGTACTGCAATCTTTGCTGGTGAAATGGATAGCTGCTGACCGTGAACGTTCCGCGCGTATAAGGGAGTCCCGTAAGCAAACCGCGCAGCTTTGGGAGGAAATGGCAACCAAGGTTATTGCGGACGCTGCTGACGCTTTCGAGCTGGCCAAGGCTAAAGAGCTAGCCCATCATTACCGCTGGCGCGCATCCAAAATTGCCCCTGCTGAGTATGGTGACAAGGTGCAGATCGGCGGCGCGTCGGACTTGCCGCCTATTCAGTCCAATGTAACTGTTGACCCTGGCGAAGCCTACAAGCTTCTGCTGGCCGGGCGCAAAGATGAATGACCAGGCAGAACTGTGGATGCCGGAGGGCTTCAACTGGCGCCATCCTGACTACGATCCCGTGTGGAATGAGCGTGCGCGCCGGCTGAAGCTGATCCGCAGCACGCCGGGCATGATGGATGGTCTCAAGAAGTTCTACGCTGAGCATCCGGCCAACTTCCTGCACGACTGGGCATGCACCTTCGATCCGCGCTTGCCTGAGATTGGCTTGCCGGCTGTCGTTCCATTCCTGCTGTTCAAACGCCAGGCTGAGTTTGTTGACTGGCTGGTGGAGCGCTGGCGTAACCGCGAGGACGGGCTAGTTGAGAAATCCCGAGACATGGGCCTGTCCTGGCTATGCGTCGGCGTGGCGGCGTGGTTCTGGATATTCCACCCTGGAACTGTGGTTGGGTTCGGCTCCCGTAAAGAGGAATACGTTGATAAGCTAGGCGATCCCAAGTCCCTCTTCTGGAAGCTGCGCGAACTGCTCAAGTTGCTGCCGGTCGAATTCCTACCGGCCGGCTACAACGAGCGCACG